CGAATAAACCTGAGCCCGTGAAGACCAAGGCGACTCACGAGGATCAGTTCAAGCCCCGGGAGACCACCGAGCAGCTCCGTGAAAAGAGCCAGGGCAAGCGCATGCTCGAGAACACCAAGAACGGTCGTGTCTTCGGCTGGACAGCCCAGCTCGCCAAGCTCAAGCACATGAAAGAGGTCTAAGCCATGCCGGTCACCACCGTAGGCAACGTCATCAAGAAAGCCAAGCTGGTCCTTCAGGAGGTGACCTCGGCAGGTACGCGCTGGACTAACGAGGAACTGATCGGCTGGCTGAACGAGAGTTACCAGGCGGTCGTCCAGGTCAAGCCCGACGCGGCGAGCATCAATGCCAAGATGCAGCTGGTCACCGGCACCCGCCAGACCATTCCGTCAGCTGGCCATCGCCTTATCGATGTCATCCGCAACACGTCCGCGAATAGCCAGGGTTACGGCATCCTTGTCGCGACCCGGCGATCCATCGACCAGACGCGCCGAGGGTGGCACAACGATTCGATCTCCTACGACATCGAGCAGTTCATGTTCGATGACCTGGATCCGACGCATTTCTACGTCTACCCCCCGGCCAGGTCGGGAGCAGAGGTTGAGCTCATCTACTCTGCTGTCCCCACGCCTCATAGCGCAGAGAGCGGCCTGGCTGCCGTCGAGGGTGACTTGATCAAGCTGCCGGATGCTTACGCCCCCTGCATGCTCGACTACATCCTGTACCGGGCGTACAGCAAGGATGCGGGGCACGCTGCGAACCTCAACCGGGCGCAGATGCACTTCTCCGCATTCGGCAACTCGCTCGGTATCAAGGCTGAGCTGGACATGGCAAACTCTCCGAATGCCGTGGACGGCTCGAGCAACCCGCAGAGGGCTAATCGATGAACCTCGAAGACCTGGTCAACAACGTCATTCTGGACGTCCCCGACTGCCCGCTCATGACCATCCGTCAGGAGATCATGCGGTCATCCAGGAAGTTCTGCACCGACGCTGATGCCTGGGTCGAGAGGGATAAGGTCTGCGTGGCGCTGGTTACCACCAAGACTGGGGCGATTACGCCGCCCTCATACGGCGAGCCAATTCGTCTCAACTCCCTGACCCTGGACGGGGATAAGGTCAGGCAGGGTCGGGTGTGGAAGCAGGTCGATCCAGGGACAGTGGAGTTCACCCACACCCCCAGCGAGACAATCTTGAAGGGTGACCTGGTCATGCGACCGCACCCGAACAAGATGCCGCCCGAGGAGATCATCGAGCGCTGGTCAGAGGCCTTCGAGGACGGTGCCAGGGGGCGTCTGCTGTTGATGCCTCAGCCGTGGCGAGATACAGCTATGGCCGAGTTCTATCTGCGCCGAAGAGAAGAAGCATGCTCTGAAGCGAAGCAAGCATCCCGCCTTGGTCACGGTCAAGGCAGAACCCGCGTCACACAACGACGCTTCATGTAAGAGAGGGTACTCCCCATGGCAGCACTTTCAGACTACGCGGAACAGGAACTGCTCAACCACCTGCTCCGCAACACGGCACTGGCTAGCCCGACCACGGTCTACCTGGCGCTATTCACCACGAATCCGACCGACGATGCCTCAGGCTCTGAAGTCGCCGATTCTGGCTATGGCCGCCAGTCTGTCGCGTTCGGCGCCCCGGCGACCTCCGATGGCGGGTACGCGGTAGCCAACAGCGCGACGGTCGAGTTCTCGGCGATTGCAGATGGGTCTATCACGATCACCCACTTCGGCATCTATGATGCGTCTACCTCGGGCAGCCTGCTGGTTCATGGCGCCTTCACCACCAGCCGTACCCTGGAGATCGCTGACATCCCGACCGTGGCACCTGGCGCTATCACTGTCACGTTCAAGTAATCCGGTCAGCCACAGGAGGGTGGGCGCATGTCGCTACCAGCAGGTGAGTACGAGGTTCGCTTTCTCCAGAACGACGAGATTGTCAGGGAGGCGACGATCAACATCTATGAATCGGAGTCTCCCGCTTCATTCCCGGTCGAGCTGAGATCTAGCGGCACCCATATCCAGTGGCGTCCAGAGGGCACGAACGCCTGGGCTGACCTCGTATCCCTCGATGATATCGGCGGAAGCGGGGGCGGCTCTACGGGCGTCGAAATGCGTATCTCGAGTGACTTCATCCAGTACCGCAATATCGGGGAGACTACCTGGCAGAACCTGCTCGATATCTCCGAATTGGGCGGCGGCGGTGAGGGTGACCAGGTTACGGTGAACGGGGAGGAGTACACCACCGAGAACCACGGTATCTCTCCGAGTGGCAACCCAGCCACGGACAGGATCAATCTCCAGGACTTCATCGACACCATGGAGGCCAACCAGACCTTCCGAGGCGTAATCAAGGAAGGCACCTGGCAGATCGACAGCACGCTCTTCCTGTTCGACGGCTGCCGGATACGCGGCGACGGCATCGACCGCACCGTGATCGACTGCCCGACCGCGACCTGGGCACCTCTCGCCCCGTACGAGAACAGCTACTATGGGCTGATGCTCGATGTCGAAGACAGCCTGCACACCAAGGGCGTTCACCTCAACGATTTCACGATCATCGGTGCCGACAAGAACGCCACCGACAACGGCCCGCTGATCCGCCTCGAGGGCCTGGACGACTTCACGATCACTCGGGTCAAGGTGGTCGACGGCTCCAGCTACGGGATCTACGTCACTGGTTACGGCGTCGGCGCGTTCACCAACGACATCACCAGCGACTTCTGGAATTCGACTCACCGTGGCGTCATCGAGCAATGCGTCGCGCTGCGCGGGCAAGTGGGGATCGGCCTGGAGGGCGGTTCCGAGCAGATCCTGATCACCGCCAACCACACCTACAGCACCGCCCTGCACGCCTTCCGCATCGCCTCTGGCTACGACTGCGTGATGGCCTTTAACACGGTCAGCGGCTCCTACAACGGCTTCTGGTTAGACCGCCACAAGGGCATCAAGCTGGTGCATAACACCGCCCGCGATATCACTGGTAACGCGATCACCTACGGCGGTTTCGGTGCTAGTGACGGCATCAAGTCTACCGGGCTACTGATCCAGGGCAACGAGACGCATACCCTCGAAGGGGGTACGCATATCTCGGATTCCTACCACGGCACCTCCAGCAAGAACACCATCGGGGTGCAGATCCTCGGCAACTCGTTCTACGGCCCTGGCACGATCCGCTTCCTCAACTCGAAGCGCCTCAACATCCAGCAGAACTACAGCGACGGTCAGAACGTCATTCGCGGCCAGGCGGGAGCCACCGGGATCATCTGCAACAACATGATGCGGATCTTCGACAAGTCTGCCGGTATGCAGGATCTCGGGAACAACATCGACCCGACCACCATCGCCGTCGTATAAAAGGGGCCGCTCATGGCTATTACGCTCGTCGGAGCGGAGAAGGTCACCGAGGCGGAGTCCGGCTCTGTCCTCGACCCCTCGTGCCCGAAGCCCGCCGGTACGGCCGAGGGCGATTTCGTCCTGCTGGTGGCGTCAGCCAACAACGACGCGAACACCCTGGAGCTGCCTGCCGGGTTCACCGAGGCCTACAACGGCACGGTGCCCAACAGCGCCGTGGGGGCGACCCACCTAGCGGTAGGCTGGAAGATCGCCGGGGCCAGTGAGGCGTCCGCCTATACCGTCACCCTGGGCGGCCTGGATGGCTATGCGCTGTCGTGTTCCACGTTCACCGGGGTCGACAGCGAATCCCCAGTCGCAGTGCCATTCACCTTCGCCACCGAAAGCTCGAGCATCGTCATCCCTGACGTTCCGTCGGTCACTGTGCCTGCTGCGGGTGACATGATGATCACCCTCGCCAGCGTGGCGCGGGGCGACAGCTACGGCGACATGGACTTCGACGACTACTACGCCCCTCCTTCAGGGGTGACTGAGTTCATCGACGTCAACTACGGTGCCGGAACCGATTACTCGGGACACGCGCTGGGCTACGAGGAGGCGACAGCAGCAGGCGCGTCCGGGGCACGTACCTGGACCCACCTGGACAATGACGATGGTGGCCTGGCCGGGGCTCTAGTCCTGTCCCGCGATACCGGGGCGGCAGCGCTGCTTACCGGCTCGGCAGAGATCGAGGCCTTCGCCGGTGGTGTGCTGGGTAACCCTGAACCGATCAACCACGTTGAGTCTGTCACCGGCGTAGGAAACGGCACCGGCACGATCAGCCTGACCTACCCGGCCAGCATGGCGCCAGGTCACCTGGCCATCGCGGCAATCTCAGCTGACGACGGCAGCAAGCCTGTCAGCGTACCTGCCGGATTCACCTCTATCACGCAGCCATACGGCATGCTGATGGAGGAGACGATCCGCAAGGTCGCGGGTCAGGTCGCGGGCGACATCAGTTCCTCGTATGCCGCACAGGTGTACGCGGGCGGGCGCACCGGCGCGACGTTCCTCGCTATTCCGGTCTTTAACGGTCAGCAGATCCTCTGGCAGGACGCTGCGGGCACCGTGCCATCCGGCGCCGACGACCCGGTTATGCGCCTGGACGATATCTCAGGCCTTGGTCACCACGCGATCCAGCCATCAGGCACGGCCTCCTTCACGCTGCGCACCGACGGCACCGACTGGTGGATCGATGTCGCCGAGTCTGATGATCGGCCGATATTCCCGGTGGGCGCGATCAGCGGCAACGCCACCACCTTGGTCATCGGCTACGACCAGACCGTATCAACGCGCTCGGTGCTGATGAGCAACGCTAGCTCCAGCAGCGGCTTCTTGTTCGTGTCCCTGGACGGCTCGAGCAGCTCGACGAGGTACTCCGAGGTCACGTTCGACGCGATCCGCACCGACACCGGCGGCAACATGGCCGACTACTCGCCTTTGCCCGGGGATCGTGACGACAACTACACGCTCTACCAGACTAGCGAGATCATCACCTTCCAGGGGGTAGAGTTCACCGCCACCTGGACTGAGGACTCTACCGGCGTCTACATGCTCGGCTACTCGGCGGGCGGCTGGGCGACCGGCGGCAAGTTCTACGGTCTGGCCATCGTCGACGGGGATGGATTCCAGCAGGGCGTGCCGCGTGGCGACGGAAGCCTGGCATTCGCTCCAGACGTCGGTTACCGGATCATCGACGGCACCGAGGGCTCGTCAGCCGACTTCAATCACGATGCAGTTGAGGAGGCGACAGCCGCTATCTCGCTGTTCAAGCTGGTTGATGTCGAGAGCGGCCCGTTCGATGCCGACTTCATTCAGCTGTCCGAGACCGGGGATGGTTCCACGACCCTGGATGACGACCGCGTTGTACCATCGATTAGCACCATTACCGATGGTGCAGTGGTCGTCCACATCATCACCAATGGGCAGGCCACGACCGGGCACACGCCGCCTGCAGGCATCAACGAAATCGTCGATATCAGCGACGGCACCGGCGAAGACGGCACTTCCCTGGCCATCGGCTGGAAGGATTACCGTGAAGCAGGCGTCCAGCCATCACAGACGTGGGAGATCGAGACCGAGAACATCACGCCGTATCGGTCATACGCCATCGCCCTGAAGCCGCTCTTCGAGCCGGTATCGCTGTTCAAGAGCAACGTCACTGCAGCGGTCACGACCAGCGCGTCACTCTCCCTGGCCTATCGCCTGTCTGGCAGCGCCGAGGCAGACTCCGAGGCAACCGGCAGCCTGTCTCGCGTCACCCAGATCGATGGCGGTACGGCAGCAGTAGCCTGCACCGTCACCGCCAACCTTGGTTCCAAGGTATTCGTCGGCGAGGGTAGTGTTGAGGCTGAGGCCACTACGGTCGGCGGCCTGGTGCTGGGTATCGGCCTGGCAGGCACCGCTATCGGTGAGGCCCTGGCGTCCGGCGAAGGCATCCCGCTGAAGCGCAACCTGGCGGCTGACGTCGATGCTGAAGTCGAGGCATCTGGTGACCTGGCCAGGGGAAGCTTGGCAAAGGGCTTCGTCACCGCCACGTCTGAAGCGACCGGCGACTTCATCGTATATCGCGGCCTGATGGGTAGTGCATCAGCCGAGGGCAACGTCACCGCTGGTTATGCGATCAAGCGAGTCTTCACTCAGGCTCGAGTGACCGGCGCAGCCTCAGCTACCGGCGCCTTCCTGCGCTATGCAGGCTTCAGCGCCAACCCGGTTGTCAGCTCGGTCGCGATTGCCCGCCTCGAAAGCTTCAAGGAAGTCTTCTTCGAAGCCGATGTGGTCATGGAGTCATTCGCCACCGGCGTCGAGACAGAGCCGCTCGCCACCTTCAGCGAAGATGTTATCGCTCTGGGCCTGGCTACCATCGTGCAGGACTTTGGCGGAACGTCAGGAAGGCGTACCATCACGCTCAACCCGCCGGATCGCGCGCTCAACGTCGGTCGGCGCTCGGGGTACTAGGAGAATCACATGGCACTGAAGGTATTCAGCAAGCAACCCCGGGACAGCCTCGATTACGACATCGACTTCAGCGAGTGGCTGTCCGATGACGACTCGATCCAGAGCATCGAGGTTATCGTCGAGGACGGTATCGAGCTGGTCGCCGATGTCATTGAAGGCCAGATGGTGAAGCTGTGGATCCGTGGCGGCACTGACGGTACAACCTACAAGTTCACCGTCCTGGCCAGCACCATCAATCGGATCAAGGAAGTCGACTTCCTGATGGTTGTGACCGACTACTGAGGAGCATCCGATGAAACTGGTGATTGGTGCCTTCAAGGGCGAACTGCCGATCCTCGATCCGACCCTCCTGAGTGATCAGAATGCTCAGGTGGCCCGGAACCTCTACCTGCGGCGCGGCACCCTCAAGGCTGAGCGTGGCTATGACTCGCGCTCGATCTCCACGGTCATCAACCCCAAGACGCTCTGGCGCTACCCGAACGGCAATGGCGGCGCTGGCTTCTGGTTCACATGGGGCACTAACGTCGACGTCGTGAAGTCGCCCCTGGCCAACGATGAATGGGACCGGATCTACTGGACCGGCGAGGGTGGGTATCCCCGGGTAGCTGGCATCGATAAGGCCACGACCGGCTCAGCACCCTATCCTGGCGGCTCCTGGCGGCTCGGTGTGCCTGCTCCAACCTCAGCCCCTACCGTGGCAGCCCCTGGTGGCCGCGTGGGCACTGTGAGCTTTCCTGACACCGCTGTCGAGACAGCCTATGTGGTCACCTTCGTCACCCGGTACGGTGAAGAGGGGCCGCCAAGCAACCCGAGCAGCATCATCACCCGCTGGGACATGGTCACCGGGGCGCCTGCGGGCGGCAACGTCACGGTAGGCCTTCCAGGTATTCCGAGCGGCAACTACGACTTCACGAGCAAGCGCATCTACCGGGTCGAATCCGGGGCGGTCTACCAGTTCGCTGGAGAGGTCAGCACCACCACCTCATCGTTCACCGATAACGTGCTGAGCGAGGGTCTTGGTGTCGGCCTCCCGTCCGAAGAGTGGTACGCGCCCAACCCCCTGATGAAGGGTCTCACCGTCATCCCGGGCGGTATCGGTGTCGGGTTCTTCGACAACACGCTGTGCCTGTCCGAGCCATACCGTCTGCACGCCTGGCCACCTGGATATCAGCTCTCATTCCAAGACGACATCGTCGCGGTGGTGAGCACCGGATCCGGCTTGATCGTCACGACCAAGGGCCAGCCCGTCCTGATCAC